AAAAGTCCGCACAGCCAGTACGGTGAAAATCTCTATGATACCATATTCAACAATACCATAGAAACATTTGAGACTAACCCCGACGTTTACTTAGACAAGGATTGGAATCCTCCTCTGCAATCATCTGAAATACTTGAAAATACCAAAGCTATTTTAGAATCATACATAGAACCATTTCAGCAGCTGGTAGTAGCAATTGCTGAGATCGACAACAAATACCAGTCTGGGTTTCCAGAGTTTGAATTGTCTATAGTCAAGTCATTATATAAAGACTCTGTGGGATTTTTTTGGTCTGACATTGATCAATTGTCGTGGAATGATAGAATGACTCAGACAGTGTTTATAGATCAAGCATTGAAAGATTTATGGATCATTAGTGCGTTTGTTAGGGACTGCGGTCTGTTAACTGATGATATGTTAGCTGAAATTCATGAAAAAGCGAGGACCACATGGCTGATGATTTAAACAAATTTTATCTTAGAATCGAGGTCTATAATGGCGCACAAGATAAGGTTTATAATACCGTGTGCCCAAGATCAATCATAGATAAATTTACACTTTATTTTGTAAACAATTACCCGAGAGATCATTATTTCAAGATGTATGATCTTGAAAATAATCTCAGATACGACAGCAGAATTCTAAAAGGTGATTACGCCCAATCGGTGTAATACACTTGTCCGTAGCAACCGTAATTAATTGCCATAAGCACACGTTCACTGTCGCTGGTGTTTGATCTACTGAAATGTTTCATCCATCCGGGAAACATCACCAATCTTCCATTTTTAACTTCGATCTCTTGATGGAACCTTTTTGGTGTGCCTTTTACCTTGTTATACGGCGCTCTAGAAAGCACAAGTTCAGAAGGATCTTCTAAAACAAAATTACCTTTGTTTTCTGCATCAATATAGAACGATGCAGCAATAGGAATTCCTGCATGATTGTGTGAGGCTGTAAACCCTCCTGGTGTTTGCCATACTCCCCACATCTGTAGTACATAGGGATGAAGAAGTTGATTATATGTCAGTTCATTCCAGTACTGCTTGCATTGCTCTCCTAACCAATCGTGCAATTTTCTCAGTGCTGGGTTTGATATGTTTTCCGGACTATCTGGATTAGCAAAGTTTATAACATCATACATGATACCGTATTCTCCGCCGCGACACGGATGATCATGTACTTTGTCATAGGGATCGGTACCTGTAGTTTCTTTGGGATAATCTACTCCAAGAGTTTTTTTCACCTCTGCTTTGATCGAGTCTTTGATCTCATCGAAATTAGGATAATCCACAATGGCTACAGTGTGTGGAAATATTTGTTTATATTCTATCATTATTTTCCTTAATATGGTCGAGCTTTATATTGCCAAGATAATCCGAAGTTGAAACCAAATGCTATTCTGTTTGAAGTAGATTTATTGGATCTGACATGATGCATGAGGTAGCCCGGGAACATTACAATTTTACCTGCTTCGGCAGTGATCTCTTCTGAAAACACATACGGTTTCTTTTGCCAGTCATAGGGCATGCGCTCTCTACAAAAGTGTGTAGGATCTTCAAGATGTAAATTTCCTTTGTTAGGATCTGCATCAAGATAAAACACACCGCCTATGGCAATCGGAGTATGATTATGTGCAGCTGTGAATCCGCCTGGCGGAACATCATTGGCCCATAGTTGCAAGGTGTACGGTTCTTCTTGACTTGTTAGATTCATATGGTTCCAATAAATTTTGCCATGATGATCGATAAAATCTACAATGTCTTTAAATTCAGATTTCAAGTGTAAATTAGGCAGTGTCCTTCTAAAGATGGGTTCGCCGTCTTTGTCGTAATAATCATTACCCGGTGCCGTGTTGCCTTCAAAACTTTCTAATGCCTTTTTTATAAAGGACTGTTGCACCTTATCAAAATCTAGATAGTGGGCTTCGTAAATTACAGTAGGAAATATAGATCTAAACATTTTTGGTCCATACACATCTATAACCCAGTACATCGTCTTGGTTATTATCAATCCAAGGCACAATGGTATTTTTAAATTCGTGCATCTTAGGCTTGCATTTGAAGCTATCACTGATCTCGGCAACCGTATCTCTGTCTTTGAGTTTTCTCACATCTAGTATCAATTTGCCGCCTGGCTTCAATATTAAATTAACTTTGTCCCAATAGATCTCTTTTGGGTAATGCATACACCATGAAAAATAAGAAGTAACACAATCGACAGATCCGGGCCACCAATCCTGTGGTTCTAACATGGATATTCGGTCACCTAATGACGAAGTTCTGTTCAAACAATCTTTAGTCGGTGCCCACGAGTTGTAGTAAAAATAATTGTCAGTGTAATATACCCCAGGCTTATTATTCAGTTCTTCTCGGTCTATTAGGTATATTTTAGATTCTGGAAGGTATTGGGCCAGCAGTAGATCTATAATTCCTACCCCCGACCCTATATCTAAAACTGTTGAATTAGCAGGTATATCGAAGCCGCCAAGTTTGTATGTGATATCCCACATGCTTTGATAGAATTTAGGAAACATTTCAAAGAACACTTGTTTGGAGAAAGGTCTCATTACTCCAAACAGCCCAGATTGCAGTGTGCTGTATCTAGCCAGAGTTTCTACGTCATCCCACCAAAGAGAAAGTTCACCCTTGTCTGTGTTGACAGTTAAATTGTAGGTGTTCCAGTCTTGGTTAAATTTATCCATTTCTAGTCCACATAAATCTACCACCAACAGGTGTGCCTTCTGAAGGTGCTGGAAGGTTATCTATATGGGCAGGCAGTTTTATGTCAAACCATTTAGCCACAGGTTCGGATTTCATTTGTTTAGAGATCTCGCCAACAACATCTCGATCAGGTAATGTTCGAATATCCATGATAAGTTTGCCCCCTACTTTTAAGCTAGACATAACTTTTTCCCAATACGTTTCTTTTGGATAATGCCAACCCCATGATAGATAAGAAGTAATGCAATCGACCTGTTGTGGAAACTCATCACTCGGCCCCTGCATGATAAATCTTGAAGGATCTATTCCTGTTGCTGAAATGGCATCTTTCACAGGTTCCCAACTGTTGTATTCCGGATAATTTTGATCGTAGTACACGCCCTTTTGAAAATTGAAACCTTCTCTGTCTACAAGATAAAATTTACTATTAGGCAAATACGATGACAACAAAAGATCTATAACTGCTATCCCCGATCCGATATCGATGATAACAGCATCGTCTGGGAGATTAAACAACCCTTGGTTGAATCTTGCATCCCAAAACATTTGATACCATCTTGGAAAATGTTCGTAGAAAGTCTGAAGGCTGTTTTTATCCTGAAGATATAACCCAGCCTGCATGTTCGACCACTTGGCTAGATTATCCGCGTTATTCCATTTTACATTCAACACTCCGCGGTCTGTGTTTACACTCAGAGAATATTTTTGCCAATCTTCGATAAAGTCATTCATGCTCGACATGTGTAGTCCTTTGGGATATTTAGTGTGGTAGTAACAGGGACTGAATTTTTCTTATGCTGTCTGTTGACACTGATAGAAAAAATTGATATGAATCTCCGTGCCCAACAGCGTCATGTACACGACTGGTATCGATCAAATAGATTCTACCAGATTCTACATTTCGCACTGAACTCATTTGATTTTCGTCTGTGTCCCAATATCTGATTTCTAAATTTTCTGCATTGGTAGTTCCCCACAACCGGAACCAAGGCGATGGAAGAATGGTATCTATGTGAGGTTTAAATTCTGCACCTGCTTGCCATTTCAGTATGTTGGATCGAAACCAATGATTTTTAAAAATTTCTAATGGTCGGAGTGATTCAATCTGCATCACTTCAGTTGGCGTAGTACAATCTGATTCAATTATAGGTTGGTTAGGAAATTTTTTATTCCACTCATACAACGACCCATTAATTGGATCTTGACTTTTTAAAACCCCGTCTTGATTTACCAGTGCAATTCCTGATCTAGGAAGATGTATATGTTCTGAACCCCATTGTTCGAAATGTGAGTTAAATTTTACAATTTCTTTATGGAACAGCTCTACATTAATTTTAACAGATAATGGCGTTAAAAAATCTCTGTGCAGTGATATGTAATTTTCATTGTCAACAAATTTTGTTATTTGAGAATATTTTTTTCTTTGAGACTCTGATTGAAAAAACACAGTTCGAGTGTCGCTGATAATTTGCGCTGGATCAATCATTACACCATCTCTTTATTTTAGAATAGACTTCTTGAAATGTATAATCAAAGATAGAGATTTTTAACATTATTCTTTCATGTTGATTATTAATGACCTTGTGAGGCACTGTGGTATCTAACAGCACAGCTTCGTAAAAATATTCCGCGTCACCAAACATGATAGGACTGGCATTCTCAGTTAACACAAAATTCAAACTACACAGGGTTCCGTTGTCCACATGCTCTGGTATAACAGCATGTGGTTGCAAATAATAAAATCTTGGCTTGCCTTTTATATCAAAGTCTTCCATGATTTTGTCTATGTAAGGAGTTGAACAGTGTCCGATTAACCAATCATTCAGCTGTAGTTCAGGGTATCTAGAATCAGTGTAAGCTACTGCTGTGTTTTTAATCAGATCAGCCTCATGCAGCAATCTCTGTTTGTCTACTGCGTAGTTTAAATGAATAAGTGGTTTCATCAACATATTTAAGATAATAAAAAGAGTAGCCAAAAAAATAGCACCCGGAGGTGCTATTCTGCCCTTTTTGTAAAGCGCCTTAGGGCTGGCGCTAAAATAGGACTATGTCCTATGCTAATCTACCGAAGGACCATTGCCACTCTTAAAGCCGATACTGCCACCTTCTGCTTCAATACGCTTGATAACGTCCTCAAACAAGATTGGTGCAAAGTCTGGAGTTTGTTCTACACAAACGCAATGATAACGAACATCGGGCTCATCGCTGTATAAAATCTCTCCAGTCCTAGCATCAACACCACGGGCCTTCTTCACGCGGTTGGCGTGAGTGTGACCGTGAATGTTAACTCCAAACCGTCCTAAGCTATCGCTGTGTACAGGAATATGGCTTAAGATCATTCCGTTCATAACATGGTATGCTCGTAATTCTCTAAAGTACATCCTGTACTCATCATCGCGGAAGATGTCGTGGTTACCACGAATTAACACCTTGTCGCCGTTTAAACGAGCTAACGTCTTTAACGACTTTCGGTTAATAACAACGTCACCTAAGTGGTAAACTTTGTCAGTGGGCTTGACTCTGTCGTTCCACGCCTTGATCATGGCCTCATCCATTTCGTCTGGATCAGTCCACGGACGTAACTTGGTCACTCCGTCGTTGCGAGTAAACTTACATACGCCAGTGTGACCAAAGTGCGTATCGCTTACTAAAAATACACTAGGCATAATGTTCTCCTTACATTTTTAACATAGCCATTGTGGCTGTTGATTCATTTTTAAACCCTACATAGTAAGGTCTTGCTGTATAGCCTAAAGTTCTATTAAACTTAGACTTACCCCAAAATGTTGAATCCCAACGCCATCCTTCTAAATCTTTTACAGCCTTTTCTACTCTATTTGAATCAGAACTAAATCTATCGATCAGAAAGGCAAAGCGATAGCCTCTGTGATACAGATTGTGTCTGCGATCTAATTTTATTAACTTCACTTTGCCCTCCTTTCATTAATAAACCTCTTTGATAATTTTAAATTCAGTTTCAGGGTACTTTGTTTTAAAGTCTTCTGTTTTAACGAAATCGTTAAATTCTTTTGCATTAAAAAACATGCGATGAAATACTGACTTGTGATCCATTGTGGTTACTGTGAGGTAAACCGATTTTGCCTTGCCAGCCATTTGATTCCTTTCACTGTTTAATATATAATTATAACATCAAAAAGAAACCCCGTCAACCGAAATCGACGGGGTGTAGCAAAGCCGCCACAGCTTACCAGTGTTCTACGCCCGACACTTCTAATTCAAACGAGCCTATACAGCCATTGATATTTTGTGCAAAAGTCATAGAAGTAACAGAACCAATACCACTGGAATTGTCTTGTGTTAGTTCAAATGCTTGAACATCCGGAAACTTAGACAAAATGGCGGATATTCGCTCGATATCATTGCGATGTAAAATAACGGGTTTCATATGTCACCTTCTCTTTCTCTACGTGCTCTGCGTTCTGCGGCCAGCATAAAGACCTTTTCGTTGTCGTTGGTCCATTCTACAGTCTTAGGCAGTATGATCCCAAACTCAGTAGTTTGACCGTTGATAGTATGAGGCTCATTCTCGTCATAGGTCCACCCCAGGGCCTTCATCATGCGATGCTTGACTAATAGGTTAGGGCTACGAAACACTTCAGTATCTTCGAAGCCTAGCATAACACCAATCTCGCAGACAGCGCCCGAACGACAAACACCCGCTACACAGTGAACGACCACGTTCATTCGATTTTCCAATGCGTGTTGCAGAAGTCGAACAAGCTCGTTGGCCTGCTCTTGACTGCAACGCATGGCCTCTTCTAAGGCAAAATCCTTTTCTTCAATGTCTAAAAATTGAAACTGATGAACTTCTTTGAATGTGTGCAAGGGAGTAGGAAAATCCCCAGGCGGATCTACGATTTGGATCAGCATAGAGTTTACGCCCGCATCGAAATGAAACCCTTTGCGGATGTCACTGAGTGC